TACAGGTTCACGGATTCCGTCGATATCGACAGGAGGTGCTGCTATGAAAGCAACGATGAAACATGCTGCTGCTGTGAGTAAGCATGGGATCATGAGTACACCGAACCAACCAACATAGATTCTGTTGTCAGTTGAGGTTACCCATTCGCAGAACTCAGGCCATCCCTTTAGGATACCACCTGATCTACGTGTTAGATTTGAGGTTGTCATTAATAAGACGTTTGTAAGTAGGGTGCCAAGGGTAGACACGAAACTTATTTCCTGTAATCCCTCACTACAGGATATGAGAGACGAAGTATTATACTGACTATAGGTCTCGGTTTGTGATCAGTAATGTTATTTATCTTAGCATATCGTAACATTCATGTCAACAAGATTAGTATATTTGATCACAGTTATAAGATTATCTTATGTACTCTTTGGTAGTTGTGGGTCAACTACATTCTGCATAATCCAACCATCATGGTTGTAGCGAGTATACATTTTAGGATGCAATTTAGTAATCGGGTATAGATGATAGATGAGATCCCATGCCTTACACTGTATATCTTCAAGCTCCATACCTTCAAAAACTCCTTTCTGTGGATGTATCTTTCTACGATATTGTTTCCCCTTACTACCAAATAAAACTCCCACGCTGCCTGGTATATGAGAGTGTGCACCTAACCAACCATCCTCTATTACATGCATATCCAAATTGTGATATTGTCTAGAACAATCAAATGATATTTGATCTCTGTTAGGTCCTATCAATGAATACTTCCACCACATATCATGAAAATCAAATAGGTCTTCTGTAATAACTCTCCAAAAACTACCAAGCACAGGACTAGAATATAATCTAAATTTATATCCAGTCTCTGCCAATGCCTTTGTTATCTCAACTTGATCATCCCATGTATTCATATTGCCAAGATAACCCTCAAGCACCTCATCATAATATGTAAACTTATTATGATGTCTCATAATAGTAAAAGGATATGTGTCTAATATTCTCTTTGTTTCTTCAGCATATCTCTTTGTCATAATATAACATCCATCTATCCATGCAACCTTAGATCCTACTGGAAATAATTTGTGAGGATTGATCTTTGGATAAGCAGATAATCTTCTAGGACACTCATGCTCTATGGGTATATCTCTAAACTCCCAAGGTTCTTTGTGCTCTATACTACCATCAGTAAAACAAACATACTTTATATCTGGATCATAATAATGTTCATTAGGAATCTCATCATATCCATTAGTAATGCATGTGTATATGATGTACTTAGAATCCACTTAGAACCTCCAACACAGGATCGTTCTTTGTAAAATACTTAGACCTATCACCCAATATGATTTGATTTGTTCTCTTTTCTCTTGCTGCACGATATCTCATTCGTTTATTGAGTCCAGTAATTTCACATAGTTTGTTTACTAATTTATCAGGATTCTTTTTTTCTGTATATGTATAATCACCTGATCTATTATCCCACCACACTCCATTAGGTTCAGCGTTTGTAAATTGATTCAAGAATGTTCTTGCTTCTTCATATGTGAATTTTACTTTTGATAATTGTAATGCTACAGAAAAAGATAATTGATCTCTTACACCACCCTTGATGTACCAATCCCACCACAAATCATTGAAGTGCCATTGATTTCTTCTATACAATATTGTGCATAAAGGAGAGAAAGTTTTTGTGAAATCAAATCCAGTTTCTTTTACCTCTTCTGTAAATTTTATAATAGTATCTTCATCAACCCATCCGTTCATTACATACTCAGCACACTCTTCAAGATAGGTATGTTTATGAGGGTGTTGCATCACAAAAAAATCATACTGCTTCATTATCTCTTCACTCAATCCAATAAAACTATCATTCAATAGATGTAGTTTAGATGCATCAACGTAAACGCTCTCATCAAATGGACAATATATTTTATGGTATCTTGACAACCTTATAGGATCATCTATGTGTTTTGGATTAGGTAAAGACTTCCATGGTGCTGGTGGATTGTCCACACCAAAAACATAATACTCAGCACCAGTTGGCATATGAGTTGGTAGTGAAACATAGTCATTAGTCAGACAAGTATAGATTATCATAGACCCATGAGTGATGGTTTGGTCTTCAGTATACTACAGATTTTATTGATAAAATTATCATCATCAACATTCTCATACATTGTATATGTTTCATTGTATGATTTCTGTCTTGAACTCAATGACCAATCAATTTGAATCGGAACTCTGACTGCTCTCATTACGAGTTGTTCAGCAATAGAACTCGTAATTTGATCAATTCTTTGGCAATGATTTTTATACCAGTTCCAATAAACTTCATTCCATTCTCTTACTCTCTGTGTATTCTGTCTCCATATACAACAGTTTATTGATTGTTTATGTAACGAAGGTTTATATCCAACTGCTGCCATATCTTCAGCAAGTTTATATAACTCTTCATCAGTTGCAAAACCTACCTTATATAATTTGAAAAACTCTTGTACAATTGTTCTCTGTTGTGGGTGATCCTGTAAGGTCAGGTCATTCTGCAAAAACTCTTTTGATTTTTCTACAAAATTAGGAGGCATAGTATAGCATCCATCAATCCACACATGAGGTTCATCAAATAATGTATGAGACATACATCTAGGGTAGTATGATTTTATCCAATTAGGTTCATCTCTTTCACATTTTATAAATTCCCAACTACCTTTCTTCTCAATCTCTCCATCATAGTACATGACATATTTTACCTGTGGATCATAGTAATGACCATCAGGTATCTTATCATAACCATTTGTTATGCAAGAATATATTATCACATGCCTGGTCTAGGTTCACGACAGAACCATCCTGTTGCAATATACTTATCAATATCTCCTGTCAAAAATGCTCCACGATGCATGTGTGTATAACATGCTGGCCAAAATACTATCGTACCTTTAGTAGGTTGGAAGGAAGTTTTTTGATGTAAGAAATCTGTAGCACCTCCATTCTCGTAAGGTATATCATTCAAATATATCATCCATGTACACACCCTATCTCTGTATAGAAATGATCCATTTTCACAATGCCACACATGATATCCTCCACCTGGTGAAGTTCTTTGAACTTTATATGTCCATGATGATAATGGGTCTGCAGAATCCACCATACCATTATACTCTGCTGTATAAAGTTGAAAGGCATCACCCACCACTTTAGTAAGGGCAAGTGCCATAGATTTATCATGTGTTTCTAAAAATAATTGTGTATCTTTTCTACCAAGTTGCCCCCTCTTCCCGAACTGTTTACTGCCATCCATACCAGTATCAATAGATTGCATCATTTCTTTACCATGCTCGTCCATCGCTACAACACGATCTAAAGTATGATCATTAGTAATAAATTTTCTCTCATACCAATAATCAAATGAACTGATAATGGCATCACATATATGTGGTTCCACATATCCTTCAACAACACCTATTCCATCTTGGAATTTCATCTCAATATTTCTTGGTTCATTTGTGAACACTGGTGGTGTGGGTTGCTTTTCCTCTTCTGGTAGAACAACTTCAGGCATTTTTTAGTTCCTCTTTTGCTTGATTAAAATATACAGATGGTGGTATTCTACCACAATACTCGTCGAGTTGCATAACTTCATCGACTTTTACGTCAGCACCATTTTCTCTCCAAAAATCAGAGAGAGCATTGTTACTTCCCTTATGGAATATATCTATATGCTCTTCATGTATGGCAGATCCCATATCCAATCTGTAATTGAACAGGGGTGTGGAATATGATTTTCCACTATCAAGAATCAAGTCTTCGGAGACTGCTCTTGGTCTGATGTTTTGGTCGATTTTCCACTGCGATCCCCTCTGGTGAAGTTTGAGAAGTTTAGTTGCATGATGACGAGTAATAAGGTAGCAAGCAGCAGAAAAGTCATTTATAAATCTATGGTGTAACTTTAATGTTATACCATTAGGATTTATTATTGTCAATTGTAGGCAATCAAAATTTATAGGTAATCTTTTTCTTATTTCTTTCCATGTGAAAGACCAATGCTTTGCAGTATCTAAATCAACATCGTCTTCCATGATGACTATCTCATCAAGATCTGTTTCTTCAACAAAATATTTGATGGCATTCAAGTGTGACATGACACAAGCACACTCACCAGAATTCATATTGTCAGGAACTGTGCCCTTCAAATACTCTTCATATTCAATACCATCAACACCAGAGATACGATGATGATTTTGTATTTCCCAATGAGAAAATTGATTTTCCATATAGGTTTTCCTTTCGGGAAACCTATCAAGGTTTATCCATAACACATCAGGAAAACCTGCAAGTTTGAATACAGATTTATTTTTATCCCGTAACTGGGATAGCTCTCCTTGCTTTTGCATAACCTACATTGTCATAATAAAATTTGAGTTCCTCTCTCTTACAGGATTTTAGTTTCTCCCATAGTTTTCTATTAGCCTCAATGTGAGGATTGTTGAACCATGAGTTCTTTGTCCTTTTATGTTCTAGATGGAATACTCTTTCATCCATTCTAGCAACTTCTGTAAGCATAGCAAATCTATAATGTCTTTCATCATCTTCATATCCGTATGATACAAATCCTTCATTCTCACCACCTAGTGCTTTGTATGTTTCTGTATCAAAGAACTGACAGAATCCAAACTTAGCATCGTATGGTCTCCAATTACTGAAGGTCTCAAAGTCAAAATAATTATTGATGAAATTTGTTACCTCTGCGTCATCAGTATACAATTGTGCTTGATACATTCCTCTACCATATGGATACACAACTTTAGGATAATAAACTTCTCCATCTTCCTTTTCTGGATTCAACCAACCATTCATGATCATGTTGACCGCATAAGGATAACTTGTTTTAGGAAGTAGAACATCACAATCGTAGTTACAAACTACAGGTGTGTCTACCATCCAGAGCATGTCATTTATAATTTTTGTTCTATGGAAGGTGTAATCGTCTGACTGCTCAAAAATGTGTGTTAGACCTTCCAGATGAAAATCTTCGAGTGCTTCCTCCAGTGCAGGTTGCACATGCTTCTCGAAGACTGAAGCGTTATCTACTTCTTTTACTATTACCTTTGTATTGAAATTACGAAGAAGATAAATGAGCGTAACAATAATGTTTCTCATTCTATCTGTTGTCTCAATACGTAGTGGGATAATAAAGGTGCAATCCTCTAAGTCCCATCTTTGTCTCAGAAACTCTGGTTGTGTAACGTCTTGTCTGACTACACTTGATATGACATCTGGGGTCAGTTTATCAATTTTAGTTTCTGCATCTAGTTGCTCTGGAGCATGCTCAGTCATTAAATTACCTCCCAGTTACTACAATACAAATCGGATGTGTCATGAGCAGAAGTGTATCCTTTACCGAACCACTTCTTAGGTGCGATTATTCTCTTGTCTGGATTTTGTGATAACCAAGAACCCCACCAAGAGAATGAGGAGTTGGCAATAATGAAGTCACTGCACATAGACATCATGCACAGGTCT